GTCCTTTTCCTGACTTGCAAGCTGAGAACTTCCGCGACCTCTACCTCCTACGGGAGCTCTTGAGGAAGTACCAGGGGTTTAAGCTGGGTGTCAACACCAGAGAGGCCGCCCTCCGTACCTTTTTCGAGGACGAGGCGACCAATGCCCGAACGAATGACCGTCTGCTCAGCAGGCCCCCTGCGGGGGCTATAGCTCAGGTACTCAACCTGAGTCGAAAGAAAGCTGCTGAGATACTCGGACGGTTTGACGAACGGGAGTTCTGGGATGGGTGGCGTTTTGGCCCGCACAGCACCTTGTTCATGAAACGCGAAGACGCGTCCGTCGACAAGAAGCTTACTATGCGGAGACCCTCAGTCACCGCCCGTGCCTATGGTCTTGGCAAGGAACTCTTGACTCGTAACCCTTTCTGGGCGTCCGAGATGGGAGGCACAGCCAGCAGCATCCGCTGCATTGACCTGGCAAACTCGCTGCAAGTATGCGAGTGGGAACGGTGGGATAGCGTTACTAAGAACGCGCTGACTGATCGCGGCATCGGGGTCCCTCCCGAGCTAAATGTCGTCCTCCAGCTTTCAGCTGGGCGGATGATGCGACGTCGTTTGTATGATTATGGAATCAATCTCAACGACCAGTCAATCAACCAGGAGCGAGCCCATCTGGGCAGCATCCATGGACAAATAGCCACTGTTGACGTGAGAAGCGCGAGCCAATCCGTCACCTGCGGTCTAGTTTATAACCAACTGGGATCTCAATCCCATAGGGAACTAGACTGGCGGTGGTACGCGGTGCTTGATGCCCTGCGTAGTCCATACACAAAGGTTGGTAGGGAACTGCACGAGAACGAGCTGTTTTCCGCAATGGGAAATGGCTACACGTTCGAGCTTGAGTCGTTGTTATTCTACACGCTCTCGCATTCGTGTTGTGTCCACTTAGGTCTCCACCCCAACGTTACCGTTTATGGTGACGACATCATTCTGCCATCCGAGGCAGTACCGCTGCTCATAGAAGTATTCGAGCATTGCGGATTCCGTATCAATACGGATAAGTCGCACTATAACACAACCGGTCGTTTCTTCCGTGAATCTTGCGGTGCGCACTGGTTGGATGGGGTGGACGTGACTCCTCTCTACGTCGATACGCCGCTGGTAACCCCAGCGTCCATCATCCTCCTGGCCAATAATCTTACACGTTGGGCTACCTTGCCTGGCGTGCGGGATGGCAGGATTTACCCTGTTCTCGTGTGGGTCCTTTCACACTTGGGCGAGGGCTATCTCTCTTGCGGAATTCCGTTTGGAGAGGGAAATGATGGTGTAATCCTATCATGGGATGAAGCGTGTCCGTCGCCTGTCTACCTCAGGGGGAGAACCCGGCTGCTGCGGACCCATATCGGGTACAAAGCGAACACCGTGGCTTTCGAAGCCCGGCCCCGGTCCCTTGAGGATTATGATAGGTACCTACGTTGGCAATATCACGCGTCTGGAAAGAGCGGGTTTAAACCTCCGATCGCGCCTTTGTTGGGCGGTCGTGTTTTCCGCTACACCCTGGGCAAGACGCCCCGGGAACCCGACGTATTGGTGGAGCCTTCGCTAAGAACCGTGCCTGATCCCGCCACTAGCAAAGGCGTTCAGGTAGACACACGGTTTGGTACGAGAGTAGTCACCTCCTGGCCTAGTCTAGGCCCTTGGGTCTGTGATGATGGGTCATCTCATGATGTGTTGCCTGCGTTGGGGGCCGCCTTATTAAGGGGCTCTCACTCCAACTGGTTGCCCCCTGTGGGGACCAGAAAGAAAGGAGATAAGAAACGCAAGGCCGCGCGGACTAAGAAACCCAGATAGCCGCACACTTTTGGGGGTTATTTATTTCCCCACCCCGTACCCGG